TACATAACCGCCTTCGTATGTCACGCCATTATAACGCATCTGCATCGTTGCTTCCATAAGACTATCACTTGCAGCATAATCATGCGTATCATGTTGAAAACTTGTAATTACGGGACTCATAAGAGTAATTTTATTTGCTTGACCGCCTTGCATACTATAAATTTCAACTGCACTAAAAAAGGGTGTTAAGCTACCGTTATCTAAACCCCAAGCACTGTGCAAACGTTGTTGATAACGATCATCGTAATTATAATCGTTTAAACCGTATAAACCATCAGCATAATAATAGTTGTAATAATCTTGCCATAATTCACGTAAACCATTTTGATTATCGTCGTGAAATTTGATAGTTATTGGTTCATACTTAATACGATCTTGTATATAAGTGTGTTTATTATATTGATTTAAATCTTTAACATCCATAGTAAACTTTGGCAATTCAATATTTTTGACAAGATAGCCAATTTCACGTGTGGAGATATGACGTGGAACACCTTGTCCTAAAATAAAATTTACATAAAAAAGAAATTTATATTTTGGACTACGACTATAGTTGCTAGTTCTAAAAACTTGAGCGGCGTGTGCATAATCATGCATATCACCGCCGCCCAATAAAGTATTTAAAAAGCCCCAAATACTAGCCATTGGCTAAATCCTTAGCCAGAAATACTGGCCCCACTGGTTCTTGTAACTGGCTTGCCAACTCCACTACTTGTTGGGATTTGTAGAGCATTGTCATAACGAATAGTTAGTGTAATAGTTGCTGGATCATTAGTATTATAATCAAAATTGTTATAATTTACTTCTGCCAAGAAACAACCATATAACTGCCAAGTTTCAAGAGTAGTTGGACCATTTTGACCGTTTCCACCATCGAGTGCTTCAAATTGGGTAGTAAACTTGTAATCAATACCACTTACAGCACTTGCTTGTTCAGCAAAGTCAAATTGCTTTTGAATCTGTTCACCAACAAGCACACGAACGCTACCCTGTGCATCATCACGAAGGTTAACAGTAACCTGTTGCCATTCTGGACGACCTTGTATATACATTCTGCTGTTATAGATTGGAATTTCTACTGTTTGAAAATTTACGTTTGGACGTGTAAAATCCATAACTTGCTTTGTAAGTTCTGTAGTTGGGTTTGTGACGCCAAAATTCAAGAATGTAACTCTAAAGCGGTATTTTAGCAAAGGCATTAATAAGCCTTGATTGCCCGCACTCTGGTCACTATTACTAGCAACAGGAACCGTCATGTTGAGTAATGATGCAACTGCCATCTGTATCTCCTATTAAAAGTATTTATAACAATTAGAATACTTTTTAAGGGGGGTATAAAACAAAAAAGCCGCCTATAAAGGCGGCTTCTTGTATTTTTTATTTTATATTATAATATCAAACACCTAAAGTTACACTTGGAGTAATATTACTTAATCCACCTTGGTTTGCATTTGAACCAGCAATTGCACCAGTATTCAAGATACGAACAGGGATATAGATAAATTCTACAGCCTTTGTTGGTTCAATCGCAACATCAATATGCAATTCATTACGGTCAATAGTAGCAGGTGTATTATTTGTAGTATCGCAAACTACAAGATAATCATACACACCACGTTGAGTCTTAACATCGTTAAGCAATGCTGATACAGCGTTTGTAGCAGTATTACGTGTTACAGTGTCATTTGGCTCAAATACCAATGGTTTTGCAATGCGTTCAAGGTTGTAACGTAGATAGTTAATTAGTCGTGCAACGTTGATACGGTCAAGAGCAGTAGCAGTTGCCTGACGAGTATGGTTACCATAGTTAAGGATACCTTCTGTTGGGAACACTGCAACTGGGTTAACATTGTTGCTATACAACAAATCACGTAGACCTTGGTTAGTTCCAATGCTATAGAACTTGCCAGTTACACGGTCAACATAACCGATCTTGATTAAGTTATCAATTTTACCACGCAATGAACCTGCTGGTGCAAACCATGGAGCACTTGCTTGGTCACTCTTGATAATCATACGTAGGATACCATGAGTGATAGGAACAACAACCTGACCATTTCCATCAAGTGCGTTTGTATAACCTGCACCAGGATAGAATACAGCAGTATATGGATCACTTGTAGCAAGACCATCTTCATTTGTAGTTGCTACACCACTTGTGTTAGTAACATAGTTGCTTACACTTGTAGTATCACCTGTGAGACCCATTGGAGTATCAGCAATGATAAATCCAGTGTTACGACGATCATTATTAAGTAAAATCAGATTTGGTGTTACCTCTGGATAACCTGGACATACCAATAGGTTAAAGTTGATTTGATCTTCACGAATTGCAGTATTATTATCAACCGCTGATTTTAACGCACTTACAACAACATTGCGAACAGCCTTGCGACCCATATATGGCATACCGTTGGTTTCTTTACCACTTACACTTTGCCAAGTTGCTGCAACTTGAGGTATAGTTTGAAGAGGATAATTTGTGCTATTAAACTTGTTTGAAACATACTTCTTTACATTGTAACTGCTACGACGAGTGTTGAATAGCAACATACCACGAGGATAAAGTTGCGGATTAGGTGCATCCAAATCAGTGTAATTACTTGTCAATAGACTTACGATGGTTGGTTTTGAACCTAGTGCAGGATCAACTGTTCCACTACCATCCCAACGTGTATCTGCAAATAGGATGCCACTTTCAGTTGTGCTATTGGTATTATCAATTTGAACCCATTGATCTGTGCCATTTACACGTTGCCAACGATAAATCATTGGATAATTTTCAAGGTCACTTGAATCTATCCATAGATCACCATAAACAAGACTTGTGCCATCTGTTTGCTTTGTTGGTTTAGTTGCACTGATAATTGGACCAAGTGGATCAGCATTTTGTAGGTTATAACCACGGGCATCACTTGTTATATTGTGATAACCTTTCCAATAAGTTCCATCACTTATCATGATATCAGCTTCTAGAGGAGTTGAATAATACCATAATGTTCCATCCGTTGGTGCTACAACTGGTTGAGTTGGTTGCTGATAAAGATTGCTTGCAGGATACCAACTACTTACAGTAAGAACACCGCTACCACTATCATTAAAGACATTTTCTAGACTTGTAGTAATACCAGCAGTTGTAAGAGGAGTTCCACTTACGTTTACTAATTCAATATCACCGCCAGTAGTGTGGCTCAATACAATTTGGTTAGTAGCACTTAATGACGCAGTTAGATAAGGAGCATTTACTGCTAGTGTATCACTTATGAAACTTGATGCGCTTGTACTACTCAATGTAACTGTATAATAGCTGCTCCAACTTGCAGTACCAGGCGATGTTGTTCTGATTGTAAAGCTATTACCAGCACTAAATGTAGGATTAGATACGCTACCAGTTACGGTTGTTGCAGTTCCGTTGCCATTCCATTGTAGCAACTTATAACTACCAGTAGTGTTTGCCAATAAATCATATTTTACAAACAATGTGCCATTTTCAATACCAAGACCGCCCAAAGTTGGATCAACTTGATAAATTGCATCACGGCGAGTTTGATACACAGAAGCAATTTTTGTATCAAATGCCATAGTAGCACTGTTGTAACGATAAATTTTAAAGTTTGCACCACCGTTTACTGCTGTTGTCTTCATCCAGATACTGCCAGTTGGATGTGGCTGTGCATCCGTTGATTTCCATGCTGGAACACTATAGTGGGCACTATATTGTAGCGCAGGACTATAATATGAACCAGGTGTTAGACCCAATGCATTGAGTGGATTACCGCTACTATTGCTTATTGTAATCTTACCATCAACGTTGCTACCATCACTCTTTGCTGCTGCGTTTGCAAATAGGTTAAAATAACCATTAATAACTTGTGCATTGATGCCTGGTAGAGCGGCTGTATTAATTGTAATTGCAAGGTTTGCTACGCTTGTGTTGCTGATGGTAAATGTAGTACCGTTAAGAACAAGTGCAGTTGCAAGAGTCAATGAACTTGCTTGTGCATTGCCAACAAGAGTTGGTGTTTTAATTGCCCATGCATTACTACCAATAAGGTTCCAAGAATTATCATAAGCCTTACGATAAATTGGGTTGCTTACACTTGTTGCATTAATTGCATAACTTCCAACTGTGCCAACATTGCTATAAGGAATGCCACCAGTAAGTTGAGTCGAATCTGTAATTACAGTAGGTGTCTTTGCAACGAATTGACTATTTGTATAATCCCACTCAAAAATACCATAACTTGTAGTTGAAGTATCCATCCATTGTGTTCCACCATCTGGATTACCATATGGACGTGAACTACTGCCACTTAACTGTGCAAGATCAACATTTGCACGAAGGATGTATGCTTGATTAGTAACACCCAATGTGCTATGTGCAGCCATAAGACCATATTCTGCAGTTTCACTACCAAACAAACGGTTTCCGCTTGCATCAGTTGGGAAAATTGGTAAACCGTAATTTGTAAGAAGGTCTTTTTGACTTGTAAGCAGTTGTAACGTATTAACTGTTGATAGGGTTGTATAACTTGCAATACCGCCAGCAGTGCTTGTTTTGTCTGTAGCAGTAGCAAGGAGAACGAAAGGTACTGTGCCAGGACCAGTAGGAGCGTAATTGCTTTGATCAATTACTGTTACTGATACGCCAGGAGATGTTAAAGTTGCCATTTTGGTCTATCCTTATAGGTGTTGTTAATATTTAGCGGATAGACCTAAAAGAACCTTCATTTCAGGAGTAATATGCGGACATTATAACAAACTCTTGACTTTTTCTTCCAAATCAGCAATTGTGCCATCATTATTGATAAGTTGATCTAAATTTTCACGCACCCAAGACCATTCACTGGGATGAATATCATTTGGTTGTTCACCATATTGTATAAGTTTTAACATCCAATCAGGGTCTTCACCACGACGAACACCCCATACTTCGCCACCAAGTTTACGAATCATTTCTATTTCATTTGGAAAACGTGTGTCTGGAATAACAATATTATTAGTAAGATGAGCGGAGCCACTGTTTACAATTTTTGAAAGTTTTTTTTCAAGACTTGCAATCCAAATGTCTGTATGAAATCCTTGACGACAAACTTCTGTTCCCCAATATTGTAATGCCCATCGTGGTGTAATATTTGGTATACCAAGTCGTGCAGACCACCAATCATCTACAGTCTCACGCCAATCACGGCTTTCTTTCGTGTCACCTTCAAGCATATGACGAGGCCAACCAAATACAGTTGCTACAACGTCTTTAAGACTGTCAGCAAAACTTACTTTTTCAAAGTTATGATTACCTACAAGAATATCCGCAACGGTTCCTTTGCCACCACCGATAAGACCGCATACACCAATTATCTTCATGTTTATAATTTAACAAAAAATAATATTATTGTCAAATATTATCCGATAACAAACCACATTGGTGTTTCACCAGTCATACTATTGGTGATTTCAAGTTCAAGTGCGTCTAATTTGGCTTGACCACGTGTAAGAAGATCGGTGCCATTTAGTGAACTACCGCCTTGTGGACCAGGTAATGTACTAAATTTACTACGTGCTTCACCAAGCATCATCATACAACGAGCCAGTGTATATTCACGCAACCATGGCTTGCTATAGATATCAGTTAGCAGTGTAATATCTGGCTTGTAGTTTTCAGTCCATAACAGAATTGTTTCTTTATCACTACGTGGGCGGCGCATAATTGTAAGTTCTTTGGTAACTGTATTAAACGTATAATTTAAGAAACCGCCAAACATCTTTGCTGCTTCTTTTAAAAAAGCACTATAAAGATAATATGTTGATAAACCACCAACACGACCACTTTGGATCATGTAAAAGTTTACGAAACCTGCTTCAAATGGTTCATACTGGCTACTTGTGCCGCTATTTGCACCAATATTACGCTTAAAACAATTGCGAACACTGATAACTTCATTAGGCAATGTATATGTGTTGACATCATTGATTAATTCAAGAAATGAATAACTTTCTTCAACGCTGTTAGCACTGCGTTGACGATAGCGAATAAGTGCCTGACTCAATGCAGTTTCATAATGAATTGGATCAAGTTCAATGTCAATAATGCCGTCACCAAGACTGTAACGAGTATAATCAAAGATTTCAGTTTTTAATTCTTGTAATGTTGCCATACAAATATTTAGCGGTTAAATAACTTTAGTATGAGTCAAATTATTTGCAAATTAAAAGATGGGCAGACAATAGATATTGAACTATTGAATAATCCATTTATGTTTGATTTTATTGAGCAGTTTAAAAAGGTAAACCACAATCTTGAATTTGATCAAGAATTTTTTAATCCGTGTGGTTATGAAAATACGTGGTCACAAAAAAGAATAGAAATCTTTGAATTAAAAATAAAAGAAGCAATCAGAAATTTAAATTTTCTTGGTGTAAATTTTCCCATTGCAGAAGATGAAATTCAAATTACAAATGATTCAAATGGCAGAGATTTGTTAAACCGTTTACACCGACACTTTACAACGGGACATAGATCAGCATCTGAAACAAAAAATTTTATATGGTTAGAAAATTCAAATTTAACTTTTTCTATCAATGAGGAAAATTATAATGAATTTGCAAAATGGACTCATCAAATAAATGATTATGTTCACCAAAGTGAACCTTATTTTATTAATTCTAGAAAATTAAATTTTCCCATGACAAAAGAATACTTGATTTTATATAAAAGTATGGCATTTAGTGAACAAAATTTTAATTACTTCTGTTCGATAAAACAAGAACATTACGAATATTTTAGTGATGATATGCACTTTGATGTATGGTTACCATTAAATCAAATTCAAGGAAAAAATTATTTACAAGGTTATATAGATGAAGATAATCCAACACATTGGGATATAAGTTCAAATATTTTTTACAGTGGTAGTTTTAGTATAGGTGATAGAGGATGGTATCATAATGAAGAAATTCAAAACTATCTCAAATCGTATGGAATTGAAACAGGACCGCATACATGTGGTATGCCTCTAGGAAAAATAATAAAAGGACGTGAATTAATTCCCAGCTTAACTAAAAATAAAATAATAGCAATTGATTACAACGAATAGTTAGATAGTATCCCAATCACGACTGTGACTTACAAGTTCATCGCCCCAACGAAGATGAAAATAAACTTCATCTTCTGGTGTAAAGTCTGCTTCAATCGTTACCGTATAACCAATATAACCATCAGGACTGTTTATGCCTGTTTTAAACATTGGAGTTTGTAGTGCATGTTCCATAACCCATGCACCAGCCTCGCTTTGTTGCCACATGATAATAGGACCAGCAGCATAGAGTTGAGCATCTTCTACATCACCCATACGGAAACGATGAACTATCATACCGTTATTTACGCTACTTCAAATGCCATAAGATAGTAAGTTAAATCTTCTGGTTCAAATTGTGCGGTTATAGCTACACGATATTCAAGTGATGCAATATCAAAATGAGCATGAAAAGTTACACTATCTTTAATGGCGTTCTCCCATACCCATTTATAATTTGTGCTACATTCACGCCATAATATTTTGGCTTCAACTTTTGCATCTACCAATCCTATTTCGTTTGATAGACTTGGTAGCAAACTTGTGCGAAACACTGTGATAGGTTTAGAAGGGCATATCTTCATCTTCTTTACCTTCATACCAATCTGGACCTGGGTCTTTACCATCTACGACTGCTTTTGTCATACGATCCATTTTACGCTTGCTTGCCAACTTTTC